CGAAACCACATGATTATTGGCCTCGGCCTTGAGCCGAGATCGTGATGTAGTCTCACGGGGTAAACGTTGGCAGGTTTTTTATTCCTGCAATCTTTATCCTGCTCCACAGAATTGCACTTTTTGATTGAACAACGGCATCACATTTACTCCTGAACAAAGTCAGCATCAAAATCCTCATCTCCATCGCGGATGACATCAAACACTGAAAACTCTGGTTCGATGTACTCCATTCCTGTCGCAGCAAAGAGCTCTCTGTACTTGTCCCTCAGGTCAGCATCGCTCTTCAACAGCTTGTATGCATCGTTGTGCCCTTTCAGGCCTGTGACTGATTCATGCAAGTCTGGTGCTTTGCGGTGAGCAAATTGGTACAGCATATGGAACTCAACCTCGTCCAATGATGGGGTCTCTGCTTCACCAACAGTAATTTTGTCTATTATCACCAGCTCACTGTCCTTCTTCGGTGCCTGGCTTGGTGGCAGCTGGATTGACTGTGGTCTGCTTGGGAACATGCTAGTCCGCCGTTCAGTGGCCGCCGCAACTACATGGCTACCAGCAATATCTTGTGCTACCCACCCAGTCACTGCCCTAAAAGCCGCCACAATTGAGTCTGCATCAACAGATGGGTCAACTTCTCTTGCTATATTGCATGCAGTTGCAATCGACATTTCTGCAGTTGTTAGATCAGCAGACTTGGTTTCAAATTCCATGCCTGAGGCATCCATGAGGTCATCAAACATCTCACCTTTGGTTCCCTCTCCAAGATGCCTGCCAATTGACGCAATAGCCTTCGTTACGAGACCGGAATATAGTAAGGACATATCCATTGTTCCAGTATTGCTGAGCAGCTCAGCTGCAAGCCGGAGGAAAGATGCTTCGTAGTTCTGCTGTGTTAGTTGCGGGGTTATGAACTGCCTTGCAGCAGCTTCATCACACCGAATTTGCCGGCGTGCTGCAGCATTCCGCCACTGTGCTCGGATGACCTTAGCAAGGGTTCTCTTTGTGTTCCGGCCAGGGGCTACTGCAACTGATGAATAACCCGTTGGTGTATTGTGGCGTAAGCTCAGCATGCTCCGGCCAATTGCACATGCAAGTCCAAGTCTGGCTCCCATTGTCCCAAAGAAAGACATTGACTTGTGCATCGCATCGCCGGAGGAGTCATGTGCACGGTTCCGGAATCCGGTTGCACCCATGATTGCAAACACAGTGTTCAGGTGCACTAATAAGGCATGCTGTGGGACCAGGCCTGATACCTCATCAATTATGCTGCGGAGGACAGGCTCGTGCATCCTCAGCATGTGATTCTTTGTGTCCCAGTCAGGCGTGTTGATGCAGTCAGCTGGGCTACCCCTCTTCGCATTGAACATGAGATTCGTTGCAAACACAGGGTCACGGTTGGCCAACTCCAGTGTCATAGTACTCAGCCATTGTCTCCCAACAGCAGAAACTTGGTCGTCAAGGCTTGCTCGCGGCATGGTTGCCAAGATTGTTCTAGTTGATTTTCTCCTCACCTCTTGCACAGCACCTGTGCTGCTAGAGCTCACAGACGGTGGCTTGCTAGCCCAGACCTTGTCTCTATGTACCTTAGACACAGGGATCTCCATTAATGATGCAAGGCTCTGGTGATGAGTTGTTGCAAATTCGCGGTCTAGCTCTTGGCTCTCAACCATCGTCTGAAATAATGAGTTGGCTGCTTTCTCACCCGAGCTGATTGCAGTTGCAAGAATTCGTGACATTGTGTCATATGACATACACAGCCGTGCGGATGCTTGAAACTCACTATGGATGTTACAGAATGCGCGTATGCATGCAAATTCATTAGGTGCCATGAGCTTTTCTGCTCGGGATGGCAGAACGATCTTTGCCATCGATTTCTCATTATATGTGAACCCATATGCAAGGTTTACAGTGCCCTTTCGGAATAACAATGCTGATTCAAGTAACCCAGATGCTCTCAATGTTGTGATAGCTCCCATGACATCATACATATGTGAGTACTTTGCCTGTGCCGCGGTTATTGACCTAGCATCGACCCTGAGGCATGCCTGGACATTTTGGAATGGGTATACCAGGTGGCTAGCTTTGTTATGTCGAATTGACAGGCGCTTAGATGACCCCATCATCTGGCGCCCAGGTAACATCATCAGTCGTTCATCTGCAGCTCCTCCCCAAGCAGTCAGGAACAACCGAAGCAAGTTCACATGGTGCACCCCAGACTGGGATGCCCATCTAAAAGCAGCAAGCCCAGCAGCAACCATCTTCCGGACTGGGTCTGACATAGCTACACGGATCTCTCTGGCAGCATCGGACCTGGCAGTCATATATCCTCTGTAGCCTAGCCCATCGGATACTGAGTCATACATGTTTCTGGTTGAAGATGCAACTGTTAGGTACAGGTTGGCTTCCTTAAAGGATATCGTGGTGACTCGCCTCGCCTGGTCAGAGTCCAGGTCAATGCTCCCGTTGAAGCTCCATAATGCAAAGGGGCATGGGTATGTGTGGTTGACAACTACATATTGTGTGTTCGCGTACATTGCATCGCGGATGGCATACGCACATGTGTAGCTACCTACATCGTCATACATTGCAGCATAATCTATTCTTGGTTTGATTGGGTGTGTACACAAATCATATGCAGTTTTCAAGTTGAAGCGGTCAGCTACCTGAGTGCGCCGGCGCAGATTCCCTATACCTTTTCCTCCTAGGAGGTATGCAATGATTTCTGTTTTTTCAACCCTGGCTAGCATCTGGTCAACTAACGATGATGGCATGTTTGCTGCTACCTCTTCCAACAATGATGCGTCGTGCATGCCTGATTTCAGGACCTGGTCAACGAGGTGCTCGTACTTCGGGTCATCATCCATCTGCTCGAGCGACGCAAATGGCTCTGCAAGACCGCGTGCACGTGCAGCATCCCTGAACTGGTTTGCAACCGCAGCTGCCGAGCTGGAGTTTGATGCAGCCCTGACCGAGAATGGGGTTTTAAAAACAGCTATTGGGTCAGGATACCGCAGTTCTTGGTTCAAGAACGCTGAGAATATCCACTTGCTGTTTTCAGACCCAGCAAATGACAGGACTTGGCCACATATCTCTATGAACCAGGTTAAGTGATCATTCTCACCGGATGCAAAGACACTAGTTATAGGTCTGATCCCCAAACCATTCAAGCCAGAAGGTGCCATTGACATTATGAACAGTTCTGTGCTGCCAATCTCCGTGAACTCTGGTGCTCTCTGGAAAAGCCACTGATACGTTAAGTATCCTGCTAACCAATAGCTGGTGAATGGGTCTGCCCCCTGTGACGCGGCGGAAGCTGCAGTGCCAAACGCAGTGGCCACGTGGTCTGTCATTGATGCAAACCTTCTTGTGTGGTCCTTGTCAACACGCATCATGGTCTTTGTCCCATGCCCAACTTGTGCCCCATCTATGTACAGTTCATTCAAGTATGTGAACTTGATTGATGAAAAGAAGCTCTTGACCTCATCCATTATGAATCCACATTCCATGTACAAGTCAGCAAGAAGCTGCTTTGCACTGAAGGCTTTGTGTCTGCATTGCTCGACCGATCCCTCCAAAGCAACAACTGTCGCTGCATCATCGATTAAGCACAAAGTGTATGCAGCCTCTTTGGCAGACAGTATTTTGAGCTTGCGCAACTTGTATGCCCAGTATATCAAGATATGCGCATGCATTGTCGTGTCAGAGGTTGCTGGCCATCCCTGGATGTTTCCAGTCTCACACTTAAACACACCCTTAACTCCCCGCCTGTCAACAAAGATGTGGAGGTTGTCCCATAGGCGACACTGGGCCTCGGGGTTTTCACATGCAGTGGTCGACAAGGCATACTTTTGCCACATATGGAAAAAAGTGCGGTCCATCATTGGTGACCAACCTGTGATGTCTGTTGACGTGGCAAAGGCGTGGCTGGTTGACCGCTTGGAGATTGACCTCGCCATTGCTTGGAACTTTTTCTTGTGCTTGACCAGGTTTACTCTGATTGAAACACCAGGAGTCAGCTCAGCCAATGGCCGCAGTGAATGATCCACTTCTGTCAGGTACTCGCGCATGGTGTCACATGCCGATAAAGTTTCACGTACTTTTTTCCCTGGCTTAGTGTTTTCAGCTTTGCCAGCCTCTGCAGCTATGCATTCATCAACCTTTATATCTCCACCACGCATAACCAAGTCACGCCACTCAGGCATTGTCATGCCATTTGACAAGGTGGATCCATTAAATAAGGCAGACAGCAACTCATTCTGGTCTTGCCTCTCCAGCGCTCGTGAATTGGCACGTGACACATACTTGCTCAGATTGGCCACCACTCTTGTGCTGTCTTTTGCATCTAGGACATGGAAGTCGCCACTGTGCGGGTAGTCAAACTCCTTGTGGATCTGGACCTTTCCCCATGAGCTTTCCGGTGGCATGACAAGCTTACCAGCCAAACAAGACTTCACCCACTTGCTCTCGAGGAATTCATAGTCATACTCAGCCTTATGTGATGGAACTCTGTGGTTTTTCGCCATGAATCGGCAGAAGTCATACGCTTTGCAGAAGTTAATGAAGTGCTCGGACTTGGCTATGTCACACTTGTTGGCAGCTTTGGTTCTCTCGTTCAGAGTGTTATGCAGTAGCAATGGGTCAATATCTGGTGGTGGCAGCAAATGATAGAGTTTCAAGAACTCTGCACGGACGCGCTCAGGGCAATCTAGTGACATGACCAGGTCCCACCAACTAGTGTTGAATGGATGATATGATACCATGTCGGCTGTGAGTGGTTTTATCCTGTCTTGCCAGCCGCAATCGATGTCAGCACCCTCTTCTCCAGCTTCATTTTGCCACCTGGTGTAGGCCAAGTGCATGTGCCTGGCTACCTGCCTGGCAAGGACTGGCTCGGAAATTGCCCGTGCAATCCACTTGGAGCACCTCTCAAAACTAACCTGATAGTCGAAGCGCTCGCGGCAACCAGAAACCCGCATCATGCTGAACGAGAGGCGCCCATTGCGCAGTGCTGTTAGTGCGGTCCGGAGATAATCGGCTGCCGAGTTGTCCAGAACCAGCATCTTATCTGCATGATACACAACAATAATCCCAGCATAATTGTATGCATATCCTTCTACGCCCAGTGCAGAATGTGCTGAGAAGTTGTGGCGTTCCTCAGGCGGGGACAGTGCAACCTTGTCAATGAGTTCTTGGACCTGCGGCTTTACTCGGCGAGGCGGGGATGCCCAGAGGCGGCCGTATTTCACCCACATTGGCTGTGACCTATATTGGAGGTTTTCTGCAAACGCCAGCCAGCACTCATCGTTCACAGTTCGGAAGGAGACCCCATTCACCATTGCAGTGGGTGCGTAGACATCAGCAAAATTGCCAGGTGCAATTTTCTGTCCGAGTAGCTGGTATTGTATGAGAGTGTGTGCAGCCTTCCGGGCCTTTCTAGACACATCAGACTCTACACGGACAGTGTCGTCCTGGATTGCCTGGGAGATGAGGTAGAAGACCGCCTGTTCATCTGTCAAGACCTGACTATGCTGCCTGACTTTAGCTGTCTGGATGAAGTCTTTAATCAAAGCTGAGGCTGCAGCCTCTGATGACAGGACCCGGTCTGCTGCCAGGTTGCCAATCTCGCTGTCAAGAATGAAGTCTGCCACTTGTGTGTCCAGGTCAATTGACTCATATTGTGCAGCATCATCCTCGATGGCATTTTTAGCGATCAAGTCGTAGTCTTCCCACATTGCTTCAACAACATCCGGGGCACATTGCAGTGTCTTGGCCACAGAGAGCTTGAGGTGAATGTCATGGGTGGCAGCTGCAAGTGCAAGCAAGCGGTTGCGGGCTTGATTAATGTATCTCGGGCGCTCATAGACTCTAGCCATTGTGAAATGGACTTCGACGATGATGGCAGGAACTATTATGGTTGTGCAGCTACACTTGAGATCAATGGCCATAGCCATTGACCC